ACCACTAGCGCTTTGTTCTAATATTTTTAAGTTTGTATTTGTGATAGTACCCCAAAGACCAGCTTTCTCACCGGTTGTTACTATTTCTAATTTTAAATCTGATGAATATGTTGATGCCATAATTTTAACTTGGATCTATTGGTGTCCAAACCATGTTTGCTCCCGGAACAATCTCGTTCCACGTAATTATACCAGGCTCTTTTGTAGTCAATGTTAGCGGACTGCCATTTGGTTCTACAAGTGCCGTTCCTGATACTGTAACATTTCCGGTTGCCAGCGTCAATGCATTTCCTGATACCGTATGATTGGAATCAGCCGTTACTGTAATTGTACCAATACCCATAGTTAGTGGGTTTGCTGTAACACTTACATTAGCTGTACCTGTAATGCTTAAAGTACCAAAACCTAAAGTTAATGGATTTGCTGTTAAGGTTTCTGTAACTGCATCAGCTACAATACCTACACTACCAATTGTAATAGTTAATTGGTTAGCTGATACAGATACGTTTACATCTGAATCAGGTCCTGATGTAGCGAACGGTAATGCTGATATTGCGTCAAATCCTAAACTCATAAAATTCCTTAAAAGGGAACAGTGAGGTATGTGGTGGAGTCACTGTTCCCATCTAAAGACTATATCACTTTTTAAACCAAGCTGGTAGTCCTAAATGCGGTCTTCGATCATTTACATTCTGATCAGCATTTTTAGACTTTTGGTCATTATAGTGTAGAAATACTTGACAACAGTCGTTGCCTTGAAACTCTTCTCTCCAGTGTTCTAATTCCATACCTCTGTAAACTAACATATCTCCAGGTTTTAGGTTAACTCTAACACCTTTGTTTTGACTAGATACAGTTATCTTTTTACCATCAGGTATACCTACATTCTTTTTAGGTTCTAAATATATAGGCCATGGATCACCACCTAGATTTAATGTTGTAGATATTTCACAACTAAATCTATCTTTGTGTCTATGCAACACATCTCCTGTTTTATATATTCTTGCATAAGAATAAGTTGGATTTAATTTTAATCCTGTTTTCTTTTCCATAACAGGTAAGGTTCTCATTAACAAAGTTTCCATGGCTACATCTGCATAATGCGAATATGTATTTGGAACTTGTTGATCTGCCCAAGTACCCCATTCTTCTGTAAAGTTAGAAATGTATCTTTGATCAAATAAAGTTCTTGCAACTTGTCTTTTTAACAAAAAATAATTGTAAACAAATGTTGCTATCTCTTTTGGTACAGCCTCTTTAATTACAACATATTTATTTTTTTTGAAGCTCATTTTTATTAGTCCTTTCTTTTGATATTGCGGTTTCAACAACTTTAATATTAAAGTGTATAAATCTAAATGGTTCTATTCCTGCATCTACTGCAAACTGATGTGGGACATAACCTGGAAAAATCATAATTGTTCCTGGATTAGGTTTATGATGAACTTGATTAGTTGCCATTGTAATTTTTGGTGGGTCTTTAGGAGCTAGTTTAGTCATTTCTGCACCAGGTCTTGGATCATGAAATATTGGAAAAGATGTTTTCTCACTACATTTTAAGAAATAAAATCCTGATACATGTTGATTCCAATGAACATGAGTATCATGATGACCACCACCTTTTTCACTAAACTCTTGTACCCAAAATTCCGTAAAGTGTAAGCTATGGTTTTGCAAATTAAATCCTTGCCAATCTAAAAACTCATAAGATCTTTGACCTATAAATTCTACTAGATCTTTTATTTTAGGATCATTTGAAAAACTTTCACTATGTTTAGATAAACCAAATGTTCCTATATCTTTTTTCCATTTAGGTTCATTTTTTAATTTGTCTTTAAGAAGTTTATCAGCTTTCTTAATATATTTATCTGTTACCTTGATTGCATTTTTAAGAAACATTGGTGCTTCTGCAATCCATATTGGTGTTTGAAAATAAAATGCAGATTTAAAATCTACATGTCCTTTTGGTTTATTACTTCCGCCTTGTATCATATTATCTAAAAGGATAACCTAGATTCCATATTACTAGACTATGCCTTACTCCTTTCGTTACTGGTTTAACTCTATGCCACACAAAGCTAGGAAATACAACCAAAGAGCCTTTTGGTAATATTTCAGTACATGCCCTAATGTTAGGTTTTTTATCAGGATCTAAATTCCTAAAGTCAAACTCTAACTCTCCACCTTTGTATTCTTTTGGATCTGTCAAACTAACTGTTACAGATAGTTTTCTAATCTTACCTTTTGTTGGGCCTTCTTCTGCATAAGGTTTATCCCAACTATCACAATGCCAATCATAATATTGACCTTTTTTATATATTGTGAACTGACAAGATTCTGACCAATCCCAATCAAAGTTCCAACCTGCGTTTTCATTTGCCATTCTAACGTAGGGTTGAATTTCTTTGTATATCCAACGATCACTCATCCAAACAATATTTGAATCTCTTTTCTTTTGTAAATCTTTTATTTCTTCTTTAGTAAGGGGTTGTTTGTTTAAATCTCTATCTCTACCATAACCACCTGTAATGGCCATCATCTCTCTATTCTTTTCTGCTTTACCATATTTCACAATCATGTCACAAATTCTTGGTGGTATTACAGATTCAAAGTACCAGTAGTAGTTAGATATGTTCATTTAAATGCGGGCCCTTTCATAAATATTGTTATTGTTTTTCTTGTTCCTTTTATTACAGGATCTACCTTATGTAAAATAAAAGAATTAAATATTATCATAGATCCTGGATTATTGAGTTCAGGAACTAAAACAGGATTATTGGAGGCCAATAAATTAAAATTTCCTCCTGAAAAACTATCATCAGATATATTTATTAAAGCAGTTAGTTTAATATCTGAAGATTTAAATCCAGCTGCATCAATGTGCCATTCATATTGTTCGCCCTGTTTATATATATTGTAATTTAATAATTCTTCACCATCAATTTTAAATAAATCATAACCATAATTGTCTTGATTATTTTTTATAATTTTCGAAATAACTTTGTTCAAATATTTACTCAAATGTTTCATTTTAATATTATAAACATTAGATGTTTTTTTTGAACCTTCAGCTTTTAAAGATGGTTGTTCTTTTTCTTTTTTATATTTTTTTAATAAAGAGTTAATATTTTTTATTTCTTGTGATGAAAATAAATTATTCCAAAAAAAATAATTAGATGTATTCATAGTTAATCGTTAAAATTATATTTAAACCGTTGGAAGTATTGGGAGAAAAAGAGTATTTATTAGTGGCTGGAAACATTATAAATTCATTATTTTTTATAGGTATGTGCCAAGTTCTATTTTTTCTTCTATTGTCATCATATTCAATAATACATTCTGAAGAACCTTCTTTGACATCAACACCATAGATTAAGGTATAGTCGGGTGAGTTACGTAAATCAACAGGATCAACTTGATGTCTAGTCCAAGATTTTTCTTTTGGGTGCATGACATTACCATGCATATTTTTTAAAACTAAAGTTCTACCGTATTCAGCTCTCCAATGATCTCTTATATAATCTTGCGTCCATTGCAATGGTTGTGAAAAAGGCACAACATAGTCGTCAAAAGCATAAGCCTTTGAATTATTATTAATCCTTTTTTGTTTTATGAAAGATTCTATAATATCGTTTCTTATTTGATCTCGATTTATCTCAAAGCCTTTTGGCATCGCTACTTTACCAAAATATAGATCAACTTCAGTTAATACTTTCTTTTGCATACCTGTCTAGTATGTAATAAATTCCAATAATGATGTCAAGTGAATTACTCTGCTGTATTTACTAGGTCCCAAGATGTTGTAGACTCATTCCACTCATGCGTCCATCCGTGAGTTAAAGCATCATTCTGTGCCTGTTGTTCATCAGTAAGACTAGGTTTAACAACTGGAGGTTCCCAAGATGCAGTTGAAGTATTTAAATTCCAACTAGCATAAGGTTTCTTACCAATGAAAATATCATTATCTTCATCATAAGTCATACCTATTCCTGCGTAGTTACCTCTAAAAGGTGTTCCGCCTAATTTGTGTTGTCCGCCTTGTGTATTGTAAGATGTTTTTTTCCAAAGAGGCCAGCTATGGATTCTTTCCAAAAACTGTCTTCCTACTTCTTCATCTTCAACACCATCAGCATTTTGACAATCTTTATCAGCTACAACATGAACTGCTATAACTTTATTGTTTGCTCCTAGTTTTGCGTAATGTGCCATAATGTTCTCCTTATATTATATTTTTTAACTTATGTAAATTCATTAATTTTGAAACTTGTATTTTATTATTACCACTCCTGACCCAGCAGCTCCACCACCAGCACCACCACCGCCAGTATTTACAGTTCCTGCACCAGTTCCACTTCCGCCACCACCTCCTGGACCTCCTGCTGCATCAGTTGTATTTCCTCTACCACCACCGCCACCAGCTCTTAATGTTGAATCTATCGGTGAAGCATTTGATCCTGCACCTCCTGCTCCTCCTACTCCTGAACTAGGTGCGGCAGTTCCAACTGCTCCAGCACCTCCTCCACCACCCCCAGCATTATTTACTGGAGCTGGTTGACCTAAACCTCCATTGTTACCTTGTGGTGGACTGACTGGAGGAGTGTTACCAGTTCCTACTGGACCCTGTTGAGCACAACCTGTACCTCCACCTCCACCTGAACCTCCATCACCACCACCATGTCCGCAAACAGTTCCAGGTGTAGAAAAACCTCCAATTCCACCTCTGCCTCCACCTGTTGATGTGATTGTTGAAAAAACTGAATTTGAACCACAATTAGGATTAACTGTTGTTGGTGTCATACTTGTTGGTGTTCCATCACCAACAGCTCCACCCCCACCTACTGTAATAGGATAACCTTGTGCTGTTACTGAAAAACAACTTGCAAATCTGTATCCACCACCTCCGCCACCACCTGATCTACTTGGTCCTCCACCGCCACCACCACCTGCTACGACTAAATATTCTACTGTGTTTGAACCTGAAGGTAATCCACCTGCACTAACACAAAAAGTTGCATCTGAATTAAATGTATGTATTTTAAAATCACCACAAGTAGTAACTGTTCCTCCAGTTGCGGTCACATAAGCTGGTTGTCCTGAAACATTTAAAGTTCCATCATTAACTTGCTTCCATCCTCTAGTTCCATCAACATAAACCATAGTAACAGACGCACCTTCTGTTAATAAAATTGCATTTTGACAAGTACCATTAATTTTAGATGAATTTCTACACAAAGTTAAATTATTAGTCTGCCAAGTTGAAGCATAATCAGCTATAGCAACTATATCACCAGCACTAGGACTTGCAGGTAAAGTTACAGTAACCGCACCGCTAGTCGTATTAACGAAATAGCCATTACCACTTACAGAAGTAAAAGGTGAAGTCTTGGCAGTCGTACACCAATCTACAGTTCCAGTACGT